CTTAAAGGCCCACATACTACTATTCCGGGGAGTGTTTATACACTTTGGAATGTAGATTTTCCAGTCAGATCTGGTTTGATAATCTTCACAACTCTAGATTTTTTGTAGAGTGTGTTGAATGTCTTGCGACAATCGAGTAAATGAAACAATCAATGTTTCCTTGAAACGCACTTATCGCGGTTCTCAATAACCACTCATTAACTGTGGTGAGGGGACTACCGGTGACTCCAGAGGAGGCACAGGTCTGACATATCGGACCAAGGAGTCCGACGCTTCAATCCCCACTTCTGTGGGAAGACGAAGAGGAATAAGGGAGGGGTCTGAAGGACTGGTCACAAAAACAGTGCACACAGGTTCAGACATCACACTATGCAGCTCCGCCCCAAAGGCTATTAGCAGTAATATTGCGGCACCAACAAGGAGGATGGAAATTAATCCCATACTCTTATCGGGAGCTATAACTCGGGGTTCACCCTCAACGGTTGCTGGATTACTCCAGTCCGCTCCGTTAATAACTCAAGTGCTGGCTTCAACACCACCTATAATAACCAAAGTCCAGAACAATGACCAGATGAAGCAATCTCTTGCTCATCATAGCATCGCCTTTCACCAACATACCACGTCATTTGGAAAGAAAGAGAAGTCAAAAGCAACCGGATGAACAAAAGAACGTTCTAATGGTTGGTCTGGACGATCCCTATCTCTCAATAATTGTGCGATGGCATCTTTGAGCGTCTTCTGATAAGAAGACGTAAAGCAAGAATTTAATTTGCATCAAAGACGATATGATGGAAGTAGATCTTTAAATTCTACCTCTTCACTTCGAAACTTTTTAAGCCACTGTTGATTTTCCAGGGGGGGCACACGTTTCCAATGCTCTCACTCCTTTACAAGGTCCTCAAAGAGTATCATCAATTTCTCAAAACTAAGAAGTTGAATGTTACCCTCAGGATTCCCATAGGGAGCAATCATGATCATTTGTTCAAGACTGAACCTTTGATCATATTCGACATCGAAAGCATGCATCTCCTCTTTAATTCTAGCAGTAACCTCGGGGGATGACACCACCTCTCTCTTCCAACCCAGTTGCACAAGGAGATCAGATTGCTCTAACCCCATATTACAAAAGGATTCTCAAGAAAGGTTAAATATCTTCTTCACTCTGGCCTCCGCTAGGGAATCGGGAATGAGACGTCCTGTCTCTAGATTCCTAAAACGGACTACAGTGATCGGTCTACCGGTGAGCTCATCCAAAATCTGAACCTGCTTATTACTCCAGAAAAGACCCATAGGAAGGAGAAGGTCCCCAATATTTCAAGAACGCCACCTAGATAGGTAGACATGCCGATCTATTTGGTCCAATCTCGCCTTCCGATAGGTGGATTTCCTGAAGGAGTCCACTATTACATATAGAGTCTGGATCACTAAAAGTAGTGAAAACCTACTCCATGGTAACAAAGTAGAGGTTGAGTCCATACGGATTCAATCCTCAAACTTAAGTCGGGATTTATAATAAGTTACCACAAAAAGCCGAAGTCTCTGACTATTCATAGATCAGAGACGGCTGTTAACTGCTCCACGGGCCTTATAGCCAAGCCCTCGCATCAAAAGATAGTGATTAAGAGTTATATCATGCTTTGTGATAAACTCAGAAGCAACGGCCGTTGAGATACAAGAAACCAATATATCCCTAATCGGGAGTACAAAGGCTCTTTTCCCATCCACCCAATACTTCTTAGCGAACTCTAGGCACAGTCGAGAACGACTGCGAACAGACTTCGCCAATCCTATATTGACACCAAAATAAGTGTTAACTAGCCAGTAATATTTATCGGCCAAAGTACCGCTAAATATCACTATATCGTCGCCGAGTACAACATACTCATCAGTCCAGGCCCAGGTTCGACCCTGATCTTGTAAAACCAAGAATCAGGCTCACTGAACGAGGACATGATGAGTCAGGGCTAACATTACCCAAGAGGATAATGCCCCCATAGGTTGTCCCGTCGCGTATCGAACATGTTTTATAGAAGTGCCACCCATCCTTAACAAAATCTTGTTAAGAGAGGATGGGACCTCGTAATCACGCTCCACCAGGATGGATGCCCAGGCCTGTGACTGGCTGTTTCCAATTAACGGTCCTAATAGCATGGACTGCAAGAAAATTGGAATTCGGTCAGTAGCTGAACTCAAATCAAAGGAGAAGGCACGAAGCCTCCTTCCCTTGTATTTGAGGGCCATTGCTGAAATCCTCTCTTCAACTTTTCCGATTTGGTCGAAAGTACAATCCGATGGGATTGTCCTTAGAACTTCTTGTAAGAGCTTATGAAGAGGATTCAACAATCACTGGGTCCAAGGGTCCACCATGGCAAATACACGTATTTTCCCAGCGGACTCCAATTTGATCCCTAACTTCCCTAAGTAGCCTGGAAGAGGGAATCAACTCTCGGGCGTCTTCTTTTTCATCGCCGCAAAAGCTCCGAACATTCGGGCTAAGATTCGGGGTTTGTCATCACTGGCATACTCCTTACCTTCACCTGAATACTCGAAAAATTTGCTAAATTTAGGAATTAGCCATTGAAACGAAGGTTTCTGTATTTCCGAGAACAATAAGATTAAGGTTCTGAAGACAGAAGCTGGTGACGAAGAAACATCACCATCTGAACTCAGTCCCTCAGTCTTACTCGTCGGAGACGAGGTTCCGATTGGAAACAGGGATACTTTGGATAATGATCACTTCTCGCACCACTTTCCAATATCTAAATGATGCCAAAAGAGATGTAATACCTCCTGATACGAATCAAACATTGGACTTCCCAAAAAACGGGGAAGGGCAAAGCCAGGTTCCGTAATCGAGGATAGATTAACGTCTCCTGGAAAATCGATTATCCTATAAATGGAGAATAATGATGACCAGAATCGCATTACCTTTGCATCACCACTAAGCAGTAGCCTACGTTGGAGGACTGGTACTAACAAAGGAATCCCAGATCTAGAGCGTTTAACTCTGATCTTAAGGGGACCTAAGTCCTTAACCTTATCTAAAGCCACAGACTGCATCAGAAGAACATGACAGGCCTTCAAGTACAAAACAGTACCCTTTGGCCCCATGGATCTTAACAGCCTGAAAACCTTAAACCCAAAGTAGCAAGCCATTTTAACATTTGATCGGTTCATTTTACCCATCAATGGACCGAAGAATACGATGATTCTCCCGACCAATGATTTCCCCTTATTTCTAAGGAGAAGACCATTAAACCCTCTAATTTCTCGCTCTATCTTACCAGAAAGGGATTTGGACAAACTGTCCAAACCAATCGGGATAAGAAGAAAAAGATCTTCTGACGAAAAATGTGATCCAAGTAACAGTATTAAAAATATTGTAAAAAAGAACGCGTTTTTCAGTTAAAGATTACAGAGTTCCTACAGGAATA